TCAAATGCCATAATCGTTCTTCCGTTTTATTGGTTATAAACTTAGCATTGCTTCAGGCATGATGTCGAGCACCCTGCAAATCTCTCCTGCCGTGGCCAAAGTCGGTTCGCTCTTTCCCTGGGTGAAGTCGCTTATCCTGCTGGTGCTTAGTCCTACGGCCTGGGACAGATCTTTTTGTGTCATTCCCTTAGCTTTCAGCCCTTGCTTTATGACTTCTGCAAGCGTGAGTTTCTCTATTGGGTGATACTTTTTCTCGTATTCTTCCACAAAAGTACTCATGATAGACAGCTCCATACTCTCCGGTGATGTCGGCAGCGTCGTGTCAGTTACAACCTCCAACAGTTCCTCCACCCGTCTTTGGGCATACTTATATTGAGCCTCTGATATTTTCATATAGTTCTTTTTACATCCCTCTCATCAAGAAGTGCCTCCCAGGCAGAAGCGGATCCCACAAACCGCACATACACACACCCTGTATCGAAATATATCGAGGCGGCTACCTTGTATTTTCCTTCGCCAATGCTGAAGACATATAAGCCTTTCTCTCTTACAGTATCACCGAAGTCTACCAGTATTTGGGCAAAACTCCTGTAATCCCTGTTCCTTATGGTATAGTACCACTGTTGCAAAGGTATCTTTGCTTGCTCATATTGTGGTAGTCCATAGAAGTCCTTAATCTTCTTTTGTGAGATAATTCTCATTAATGACCTGTCTTTATCTGTTACAAAGATATGAAGATGTTCCTAAACTACAAAATAAAAGAGCAATAAAATACCGCAAGACAGAATGTTTTTATATTCAGGGAGATTGCAGGTTGCCCTTGCAACCTCCCTAATATTCATGTTTATGCAGATTTCTTCTTTGGCAGCACCCATCCCCGCTGTTTGGCCACTTCACGGTTGAACTTCATCCACACCCCTTCATCTTTAAACTCAAAGTGCATTGTTCCTTTCTTAAAGCCCTTACACTTGAAGAACCCCCACTCGAAAGTCTTTCCCCATTCCAAGTTGTTATCTCGTACAAAATGGTCAAGGCTTCCGATGCAGTCGTAGTTCCTACCAGTAATGAAGCAGAGAGCCTTACAAACGTCCTCCATTCTGTTTGCCATACCTCCATATCCAAGATTGAGATAGTCTCTCGGCCATTTGGGGTCATAGGAAGTCATGTATGGAACAATAAACTTGCGGTTGACCATATAGTTTGCGTTTGTCTTCCATTTCTCCCCGGCAGTGGAATTCTCGTCAGAGAAAGAGCAAATCAGGTCGAATGCTTCGAGTAGCGCTGTGTTCATCCGCTGCCCCGTCGTCTGGATTACCATGTTCAGCACCTGATAAATGTTGTGCATGGTAAAGGGGACGTATGTCTGCTGCTCCACGAACTTGTTTATCTGTTCCCGTAATTTCTGCGTGGCATACTTTTCCATATTCAGCTTCCCAAATATCCGCCTCCAATAATACTTCTGTAACTCTTTTTTGTATTGCTGCCGGCTGATACGGACAACACTATTGGAAGCATCTACCACGGCAAACCTTACTGGGAGATACCCGTCACTCTTTCCACCGAAACATGCCACGGAGTTGATTTTCTCCGCTGCAGCCATCGTCTCGTCGAAAAGCCTTACAGCTGAAATATAGCGGTTTACCATGTCACGCACCACATTATATTGCACCAGCCCTTCCGTCTCGTTAGCATCGAGCGAGTCCTTTTCGTTGGAAAACATATAACCGTCAAACTCGTCTTGTCCCTCACCCTCTTTATACAACTTTATCAAGCTAACATGTACATCCGTCCTGCGCTCCGCGTCGTCAAACACTCTGCCCAAGAACTCCTTGCACCCATAAAGCTCAATCGTCTCTATCAATTTCTCTTTGGTGGCGTTCCGTTCCCAGCCTTGATTTACGCTTTCGCTGTTACACAAGGCAATGATGGTGCATCCTGCCGGAGCAATCTCAAACGCATGAAGGATATGTTTTGCTCCTTCTGAAAAGGGAGGGTTCATTACGATATAGTCCACATGACTAATTTGTTCTGAAGAAACGGTCAGGAAGTCATCCGCTATAATATCGCACTTGCCATTCAAAAGTTTTTTGATGTTAGTGTCCTTTTCGCAAGCAATCACCTTTCCGGCTCCGTTCTTTTTGAGCCAGTCAACAATATTGCCTTTCCCTGCTGATGGTTCAAGGATAGTCTTGCCGACAAAATCCTCACTCATCATCATCGTGTTTATAACCTCGTCGGGAGTCGGGTAGAAGTCTGCGTTATTTGTAAAAATGTTCATCTTGTCTTATTTTAAATTATTCGTTTATCAATTCTCCGTTCTCGCCAATCCAAAGCATTGCCCCCTCACCGTTCCAGTAGAAGTCGAACGCCCTGTTCAGAGGGTTGTATATACCCTCGACAATAGTTCCCTCTTTAAGACCCTTGATTTCTGCCAGATACCACTTGCCGGCTTCGGTAAGAACTTTCACCCTTGCTTTTGTTTTGTACCTCACAAGATCTTTGGTGTCACATACAGCAACCTTATAACCATCACGAACCAATCTTGGCAAATAGGCGTCAAGACAATGATGTGGAAATTCTACAATATTAACAGGGGTTTCTGCAATGTCCGACCGGGAGTACATGTCCGTTCCAAGGCACTTGTTTCCGGCAACGGCATCCTTTTCAAACAGGAAGTAACAATCTCCATCCCCAATCAGCAGTAAATGTTCAGGATGTTTTGCTTTTATCTCCTTATAAAGTTCAAATATCTTTTTCATACTTTTTATTATTTTGAATTAAACGGTAAAATCATTCACGAACTGGCGTTCAATCATGACTTCAAAGTCCCTATTGTTGCATGAAGTCTGTCTCCACTGGCTAAGCTGTTTCGCATCTTCTTCGGTTAATGAAAGGAAATCTACCATCTTACGGATAGTTTCTTCCAAATTCTCACCAATGTAAACAAGTTTTCTTGTCTCGACAGAGTGCCAAGCATCTGTCTGATAAACCAAATAAATAAGTTTCTTTTCCATTTTGCCTGTTGTTTATGATTTAAAATTTTATTCTGGGCATC